AAGATTCGCACGTACACCAGCATCCGCCCCTTCCGACAGGCTGATACGATGACGGTGCGCGCGACCACCGGACGAGGCGCGGTCCTAGAGGCGGAGATGACTAATCATACTGCCGACGAGATCCCGCTGCCTAGCGTCAGTCCTACAGCGGCGCTGTACGCGGAGCTGGTCGAGCGTATGGCCAGCGCCATCCACGAGGACTGCGTCATCGCCCAGAACGTGCGCAGGATGATCGGGATCATCCCCCTGGACGAGCACGGGATCGACCGCCACTACGGCAACGCCCACGATCTCGTCCGACGTCTGTGGCCGCGCCTGGACGAGGGACGCTGATGCCCCAGATCGCCAAGCCGCGCGCGCTGCGAGTGCTGAGCGGCGAGCACACCGAGCTGATCAACCCGAACGAGCCCCAGCCCACGCTCGGAGCGATCCCGCCCAGCTGGCTCCCGCGACGGGGCGTGGCGTGGACGACGTGGCAGAAGCACGTCAAGATCCTCGGCAGCGTCAGGGTGATGACGGAGGCCGACTCCGACGCGCTGGCCATCGGATGCCTGGCCCTGCAGGAGGCGCTGGCCTCCAAGGAAAACTGGCATCGGGCAGAGGCCGCGTGGAACCGCTACTGGCGGTGCCTGATCCACTTCGGGCTCACCCCGGCGTCGCGCACGAAGCTGAGCTCCGCCCCGGAGGATCCGGTCGACCCGCTGGCGGCATGGAAGGCGACCAAGTGAGGAACGAGATCGAGGAGTGGATCATCGCCGACCAGCGCCGACGGAAGCGACGGGCCCTGCTGCTGTGGCTCAGGGCGATGCTCGAGGCGCGTGCCTACGTCCGACTCTACGGCAAGTGAGAGGAGATGGGATCGCCCACCGACCAGCTGATCATCAACCTACTCGTCACCGTCCTGCAAACAGAGGTACAGATCATGGCTGACATGTCCGGCATCAACAGCGCCCTCGGCCAGGTCCAGACGTCGTTGTCTGGCCTGTCCGGTCAGATCACCCAGCTCGCCGACCAGGTCACCGCGATGGCCGCCGGCACCGTGTCCCAGGCCGACCTCGATGGCGTCGCCGCCCAGCTGCGTGGCGTGGCCGGACAGATCGACCTGTCGGCCGCGGCGGTGGACGCGATCGTCGAGCCCGACGCCGGGGAGGCGATCGAACCAGCCCCGTGACAGCCACCTGGGGTGCGGCGGTCGTCGCGTGGGCGGTCGTCGCATTCCTCCTGCTCGGCTGGCTGACGTGAGCACGCTGGCGATCCTCGACGACCGGATGGCCATCTGGTCGGTGGACAGGCCGATCGACCTCGGCAAGAGCGAGGCGATCCGGGCCGAGTTCGAGGCCGCCCTGCCCGGGTGGAAGATCGTCATCATCGCCAACACCGCCGTCATCGACCTGAGGCGGGACGAGTCGCTGGCCGAGAAGGCGGCCGAGCTGCACGACGCGGTCGACGACGAGTTGCGCCGACTCAGGGCCCTCCAACCCGTGGTGGCGGGTGCTGAGGGGCCATGACCGCCGTTGAGGCAGCGGTCGAGGCGATCGCTCCTCGGGCTCGTCGAAGGATCGTCCAACGTCCTCCCGCCGACCCGGTCACGCAGTACGCGCTGGACGTGGTGGCCGGCAGGATCGTCGCCGGCCGGTACGTCCGCAAGGCGTGCGAGCGTCACCTGTCCGACCTGGCCGACGGAGCCCAACGAGGGCTGGCGTGGCATCCCGAGTTGGCGGCCAAGGCCATCGCGTTCTTTCCAGCTGTCCTGCGTCACTACAAGGGCGAGTGGGGCCCATCGGCCAAGTACCCGAAGGGCCAGCCGGTCGTCCTGGAGCCGTGGGAGCAGTTCATCGTGGGCGCGTTCATGGGTTGGCTCCGCGCCGACGGGACGCGGCGCTTCCGCGAGCTGTACCTGGAGGTCGCCCGCAAGAACGGCAAGACCCTCCTGGCTGCCGGGCTGGTCATCCTCCTGACGTTCTTTGACGGCGAGCCTGGCGCAGAGGCGTATGCGATCGCCACCAAGCGCGACCAGGCCAAGCTGGTGTGGACGGACGCGTCCACGATGATCCGGCGCTCGCCGTCGCTGAGCGCCCAGCTGGCGGTGTACGCGCTGACCATCACGGACGAGTCGACGGCGAGCCTGTTCCGTCCACTGGGCCGCGACTCGGGCGACAGCGACATCGGGACCAACCCGTACGTCGCGGTGGTCGACGAGCTGCACGTCCTCGAGGAGCGCGAGTCGCTCACCTCGGTGCGCACCGGCATGGCGGCTCGACGCCAGCCGGCCCTGCTGAAGATCACGACCGCCGGCAAGCGTCGGGAGTCGATCTGGCACGAGGAGCGGACGGACGCGGTGAACGTCATCGAGGGACGCGCCGTGGACGACTCGCTGCTGGCCCTCATCTACACCCTGGACGAGGGCGACGACCCGATGGACGAGGCGGTGTGGCCCAAGGCCAACCCGAACCTGGGCGTGTCGGTCCAGATCGACTTCCTGCGCACGCTCGCCGCCAAGGCGCTGCGATCGCCAGGCGTGATGACCGGCTACCTCCAGATGCACATGAACGTTCCGACGTCGGTGTCGACCAGGGCCATCTCGATCGACGAGTGGGACAAGAATGACGGGCGGCTCGTCGACGACGAGGGCGTCATCGAGCCATACGAGGAGTTCATCGCTCGCGTGTTCCCGGATAGCGTGGTGGTCGACGGTGGGCTGGATCTCGCGTCGGTGAAGGACCTGTGCGCGCTGATCTTCGTGAACCGCGACGACGACGGGTTCATCAACGTCATGTGCCGGTTCTGGTGCCCGGAGGATGGGATCCTCGACCGCTCGAGGCACGACAGCGTCCCGTACGATGAGTGGGTCCGCGACGGATGGCTCATCGCCACGCCGGGCAACGTCACGGACTATGAGTGGATCGAGCGCGAGACTGGCGAGTTGGCGGAACGCCTCGATGTGCGAGAGATTGGGTTCGACAGGTGGAACGCGTCCCAACTCGTCACCAACATGAAGCGCGGCGGCCTGGTCATGATCGACATCCCTCAGACGCACAGCGGGCTGTCCGCTGGGTGGCGCGAGATCGACAAGGCGCTGCTCGAACACAAGATCCGCCACGGCGGGCACCCGATCCTCCGGTGGATGGCCGGCAACGTGGAGGTCGAGACGGACAGCGCAGGCAACCAGAAGCCCTCCAAGGCGCATAGCACCGAGAAGATCGACGGGATGGTCGGGCTGACCATGGCCGTCGGTCGTCTCATCGTCCACCCTGAGGCGTTCGACGGCCCGGTGTTCATCCGAGGTGCAGCGCGATGATCCGACCCACCACCGTGGTCCTCGCCGAGCGCGTCCTGCTCGTCCTGGGACTGCTCGCGATCGTCGTCGGGGTGGCCCTGTTCGACTGGCGCGTGGCCCTGATCCTGCTCGGGCTGATCTGCGTCGGGCTGGTCGCCGACATCAGGTGGCCGGCTCGATGAGCCTCCTGCGATCGCTGCTCGCGCCGGTCGACCTGCGGGCCACCGGGTCGTACACCATCAACGACTACATCCAGTGGCTCGTCTCGTCCGGGATGCCCCTCGTGAACACGACGTGGAGCCCGACCGAGGAACGGATCACGACCGACTTCCGAGGCACCGTCACGGGCGCCTACCAGGCCAATGGGGTCGTGTTCGCGTGCCTGATGACGCGGTTCGTCCTGTTCAGTGAGGCGCGCTTCCAGTTCCAGCAGATGCGCGGGGGTCGACCAGGCGACCTGTTCGGGACGCCAGCCCTCCAGATCCTCGAGACGCCCGAGCCCGGACGGACCACGGGCGACCTCCTGTCGCTGGCCCAGCTCGATGCCGACCTGTCCGGCGACTGGTTCGGCGTGCGGCGACCCCAACGCATCAAGCGACTCCGGCCAGACTGGACGATCGTCGCCATCGGGTCGACCAACCCGGCCACCGAGTACCCCGGCTATGACCCGGACGCCGAGGTGATCGGGTATGCCTACTCGCCGGACGGGATGTGGAGCAGCGGCGAGATTTGGACCTTCGGGCGTGACGAGGTGGCCCACTACTTCCCGGTGCCCGACCCGCTGCTGCGCTTCCGCGGGATGCCCCTCCCGACGTCGGTGATCCGCGAGATCGAGGGTGACTCCGCCGCCACCCGCCACAAGCTGAAGTTCTTCGAGAATGCCGCCACCCCGAACCTGGTCGTGAAGCTGCCACCGACGCTCGACCCCAAGAAGGCCGGTCCGATCATCGACGCGTTCGAGCAGGATCACAAGGGCGCGATGAACGCGTACCGGACGCTGTACCTCCTGGGTGGCTCCGACGTGACGGTGGTGGGCAAGGACCTCCAGCAGTTGGAGTTCAAGGCGACCCAGGGCGCGGGCGAGACACGTATCGCCGCCGCGCTGAACGTTCGACCCGAGATCGTGGGCCTGTCGGAGGGGTTGTCCGGCTCGTCGCTGAACGCCGGCAACTTCACCGCCGCTCGACGGATCCAGGCGGACAAGATGCTGCGACCGGCGTGGCGGAACATGGCGGGCTCGCTGCAGACGATCGTCCCGGCCCTCTCTGGCACGCGCCTGTGGTATGACGACCGTGACATCCCGTTCCTGCGCGACGACGTGAAGGACGTCGCCGAGGTGTTCCGCACGCAGGTGGCGTCGCTCGTCTCGCTGGGCAACGCCGGATGGGACCAGGACAGCGCGGTGGACGCCACGGCGTCGCTCGACATCAGGCGCCTCGCCGGCAACCACACCGGGCTGATGAGCGTCCAGCTGCAGCCGCCTGGCTCGACCCCGCCGGACGCCGCTCGACCGGCGATCGCCTTGGCCGCCCGCTCCGCGTTCATCGCCTCGAGCGGGTCGTGGGAGGGCGCAGAGATCGAGGCGGGCGCGCTGTTCGCGTGGGGTCACCCACTGGTCGTGCGCTATCCCAGCCTGTTCGAGCAGGTCGACAATGTGGCGGGCGCCCTCGTGCGGGTCTACAGTCCCTCGGAACGAGCGACGCCACTCCTCAGTGAGATCACCCCGAGGGCGCTGCTCGCGCCGTCGACCAATGGAGGGCACTAGGATGCCGACCAAGCCGAAGCGATCGCGTCTGGCCTACCTCGCGGCGACGCCGTGGGCGCTGTATCCCCAGGCGCTGGTCCGGCTGGCCCAGTGGGCGCGCGACGAGACGCCCGTCCCGCAGTTCGCCCAGGCCGGGAACCACGACATGCAGCCGTCGGGCGGGAGCGTCGCCATCATCCCGGTGTACGGGGTCATCAACTACCACGCCGACTGGCTGAGCGAGCTGCTCGGCGAGGCGACGGTCGACGGGATCCGCGGAGCCCTCGCAGACGCGCTGAACGATCCCCAGGTCAACGCCATCGTGCTCGACATCGACTCGCCTGGCGGGACCGTGGCCGGGATGACCGAGCTGGCGTCGGAGCTCCGCTCGATCAGGGGCGGCGCCAAGCCGATCGTGGCCATGGCCAACACGATGGCCGCGAGCGCGGCGTACTGGCTGGCATCGGCGGCGGACGAGATCGTGGCCACCCCGAGCGCCCAGGTCGGGTCCATCGGCGTGTACGCGATGCATCAGGACATCAGCGGGATGCTCGCCCAGGACGGGATCGACATCACGCTCATCAGCGCGGGCCCGCACAAGGTCGACGGCAACATGTTCGAGCCGCTGACCGACGAGGCGCGCGCCGACATCCAGGACAAGGTCGACGCGTCATACAGCCAGTTCCTCGGTGACGTCGCCGCCGGTCGTCGACTCTCGGTGGACGCCGTACGGGGTGACTTCGGGGGCGGCCGAGTCCTGACGGCGGAGGCCGCGGCGAAGGTCGGGATGGTCGATCGAGTCGAGACGATGAGCGCGCTGATGACCCGGCTGTCCCGCCCCCAGGCGCGACGCAAGATCACGTCCACCGCGGCGCTGGCCAACCCGGTCACTGGGTTCGCCACTGGCGGTTCGGTCCAGCCGACGTCCGTCACGATCCTCGTGGGCGAGTCGGGCGCTGAGAGCGGCACCACGATCGCGTCGACCACCGAGAACACGACCGTCATCACCGACGACGCCCCGTCTGATGGCCTGGGCCCGTTCGGCGAGCGCGTCGCCGCGCTGGCGTTCGAGGCGGCGGCGCTGGTCGCCCACGCCCAGGAGCGGGCGCGACTGCGCACCATCGCCGGACGCCCGGCATTCTCCACGACCACAGAACGATCGCTGCGGACGACTCGCGACGCGATCGACGCCCTCCTCACGCCGGACGACTCGGCGCTGAGCGAGGAGGCCACGGAGCCGGACGACTCGGCTCAGGTGGATCTCGTCACGCCGCCAGAGGCGGCTCCACCCACCAGGCGGGTCTCCGACTCGGAGTGGCTCGCCTACCTCAGGAGCTGATATGAAGTTCAGTCTGGCAGACCT